CACCCTCGGACTGAGGGGAAGAGCCTATCGAGATCCGACCCCTACTTTGAGCAAACGATTCAAAGCAAGTTAGATCGATGACGTAGGAAGCCCTGCCCCTTCAGGGGCATGGGAGGAAGTCACAACCAATTTTAGACTCGTGGTTGGCTATGATATCTCATACAAGATAGATATCCCCGACCCCAAAGAGAGAGCTGAATTGGCATTCCTGCTGAAACAATATGCAAGAAAATATGAGTCTGGTGTATGTATAGGGGTAATGGCGCGCGACTCGGTGAAGATGGATGAGAGCCTTGTGACGATATCCTTGGAAAAGTCGTATATCGAACTTCTCTCTGGATTGCTACAAAATGAGACAAGAGAAGAAGAATACATAAAACTCAAGGATTATCTTGACTACATCATCAACGAATGTGAGGAAACTCCAATCGAGAAAAATCTTCACCATCAAAATAGATTCGCTAGCGGCAAAGACAAAATGAGATAGAAGAGGCCTTAACTTTTCTTCAAGACACGCGCGACGTGCTCCCTCCACCCCTCTTCGGGCAGCTCCCTGCACATATCGCAGCTCACCTTCTTGGCCCGGCATATCTGGTACGCCGGGCACTCGGGGATCCGCTCCGATGTTGCCTTAAGACCCTTCGACAATTGCAGTCCTCGCAATGAAGATCTCGACTTCTTTTGCAATCGTGGCGTGCGCGTTCGTGAACTTCAGTTGGTTGATCGTGGCCCCCAAAAGCCCGATGTTTCCAGGACCGATGAGCATCAATGGGCCGTCAAGGGTACGAACGGTTACAATTTCATCGACCTTGAATGTCAAGCTTGCGTAACCTCCGACTGCAGGGGAATTAACTCTGATGAAAATGGCCTGGATCTGTTCAAGCAAACTTGGCTGCACGTCGACCGTGGTCTCGACCGAGTTTGGTGGAATTGTGACTATGATGTGGTCGCTGCCCTCTGCATTGAAGTGGTCGCTTGCATCCAGTGTCTGCCCGTCCGCAATCGAAATATCCATGTTAAAATCTACTTGCTTCGTAATACAAATCATCTCCTTGAAAATGATCGCTAAGCTTCTGTCGGGTTGATGTCGCCTGGTTCACATCGCTCATCTTCATCAATGGCTATCGACTGTCCAAAGCCGCTTATTGTCGAGCCCTTGCAGGTTATCTCAAAGCTGGATACATCATCTATTCCGGAAAACGCACTGCCCGTTGTGTAGTCAATATAGATGTACTTGACCAGGTCGGCGAACTCCAGCTGATCTCCAATCTTGTAAGCCCCCAGGGCAGCCGTCAGGGATGCCTCGATGCTCGCCAGCAGCCCGACCTCGGGTGTGGTAGTCAGCACCAGCTCAAGCGCAATATCCACTGCCTGGAGCTCTGGGGCCACCCACAAAAATGGATATGTGCCAAGGCCCATGAATAAATCGAACGATAGCGCCCCAGCATACGAGGATGATAGAATTTTGGCCGCCAGTGCATCCTCTGCGGCCAGCGTCGCTTTGGCCGTGTAGCCTGCTACACTTCCTGCGGGGAACGTGATAGTTCCATTCTGGTTGACTCCTCCAGGAGTCTGGTAGACGAAAGGCACCACGGTTTCCTCGGCCAGGAACTGCAGAGTCCTCACCCAGACCTGCCCGCCCGAGCAATCCCCGATCTGGAAGGAGTCGGCGGCATCCCGCAGACTCGCGCCCAGGACTCCAGGAGCCGTGCAGCCGGCTGCCAGGTTCTCCTCAATCATATCACCTATAGCAGCCTCCGGTTCAGCAACCCCTCCTTCAGAGTCCACCACGAGCAGCACGTCTCCCTGGCCGAGAGTCTCGACCTTAACCTCCCGCACGCCCTCGACGCCGGCCACGTGCTCCTGCACGAGCGGTACGGTCGCCTTTCCGGTTACCCAGATGGTATAGAGAGCACGTTTGCGCAGGTCCTCGTCCGCTTCCTGGTCCGTGCCGCCTGTGAAAGGTGCATCGTTGGTACAGTTGGTGATACCTATTATGGGCGTGAGGATGATGGTTATTGTGCCTGTGTCCACATTGCCGTCGTTGCCTGCGTTCAGGGCCTCAGCGGCAGCATATGCCGATGTCGCGCCCGTTAGTAGGGTTGTGGCTTCTGTGGTCTGGAACTTGATCTGTTGCCCGTCCTCGCTTGTCATGGCGCAGAGGGTGCCTGCAGGAATTGTAATGTCATAGGTGGCTGCCGTGCCCCTGGAGAATTTGAGTGCGCCTGATGCTTTTGTGCCCGCGTATCTACCCTCGGGCAGCATGGCCAGGACGATGGCCGAGAGGGCGGATCCCGTGGCCGTCAGGATACTGGAATCCTCGACTTTCTTCTTCAGCAGCTGCAGATAGACCCAAAATTGCGACGCCACCGCCTCCGCTAGGATGGAATTGAACGTGGCTTTACCAGTATCTTTTAGTGCGGGGTCCCTGGACTGAATATATGAGATCCAGTCATTGTAGATGTCAGTCGCTGACATCTCTAAGAATGAAGCGAAGTCTACGACCATGAAACCTCGGATCTAGGTCATCCCAAGATCGGATAATGCCCGGGCAAGCTGGCTTTGCAGGGTATTGATAGCAGCTGCATTCCCGATGAATTCTACGGTATAATTTCCGATGTTGGCTGAAACATTAATCTCCCCTCGTGCCACCACAGTAACACGAACGTTTGAGATTGTGAAGTCATCCTCGGGGAAAACATCGTTCTTCAACTCCCTTTCCACCTGTCCCTGGAGGTCGAGGAGCTTCGAGTAGGTCATCGGCTCATTAATGTAATCTCGTATGCAGCAGCCGAAATTTGGGAAGAGAGGCCGTTCGCCTTTCTTCACGGCCAGCCAGATTCCCAGGCGCTGCATGATGCAGTCGGTATAATCGGTATTACCTTCTTTGTCCGTGATGGGAGTAACGCGTGCAATATCTCCCGAGCTGGTTCTATTCGGTGATAGCTGACCATGGCAGCGGCAGGTGCCGTTGTCGAAGGTCATGTTGAGTTGAATGTCTCCAAAAAGCATATTAAGCACCTGAGGCTCTCTCCTGGTCGACCAGGCACAGCTCCTGGCGGCGAAGATTCCGCAGATTTTTCTGATCAGCTCCTGTATCAAAGCCGAGGGCGGATTTCTGCTTGAGCTGCTGCAGCATTGCAGCCTGATCCCTGGTGATATTCCGGCGAGCGGCCCGGACGTGCTGCAGCATGGCGCTATGCATGGCTATCTGGCCTTCTGGGGTTGGCGGTAGTTCGAATTTCATAGAGCCCTCAGGGCACCGTTGACATCAGCGTTTGCACAGCCTCGCGGCTCTCGAATCCGACGCGCAGCCAGGCAGGCAGTGGGTTATCCGCGACCCGAAGAACGCGCTCTGCATCCGGTGCCGCATCTGCCGGAGTCTCGTCAATCGTCAGAGTATCGTCCTGCAGATCATGTATTGCCTGTAACTCAGCAAGTGCCCGCTCTCGGTGCTCTGGCATGACAAGCAGGTGCTGGAAGTCCTGCTTGGTGGCGACTATTTGGGGATATCGTCTCATTTTAACCTCACGAAAACGTATAATGGCGATTTATTTTCTTGATAGTTGATAAAAATAAAAAGCTTACTTATAACGTCTATTGATGTTCTCCCGATGGATCGGAGTTTCGATTATCCTTTTATCAGACCAACCCTTTCTCTTGCGATTATATATCGTTGTTACTGGTATTGAAAACTCCGAGGAAGCTTCTTTTGGCGAATACTCTTTTCCGCCAAAACGAAGTATAATATTATCTGACTTATTGTTGTTTTGTGCCGCGTAATCTACCCAATGACAATTCTCTCTGAAGTAATCTTTAGAGCCATCGATTCGATCAATTGTTTTCCCTTCTTGATATTCCTCGTGCATGTCCTCGTAAAAATTCTCAAACGACTGCCAACGACTGCAATATTTTATTCCTTTTCCGCCATAGTATGCATAACGATTAGACTTGGGGTTATCGCATCGGGTTTTCATTGATTGCCATATCTTATATAATTTTGATTTACTTTTGCCATGCTTTGTGAGAGACTCTTCTAACGCGCAACCACATGATATTGTATTTGCGGTCGAGAGAGCGCTATAGATCACGATGGTCTCTTTCCCACAATCACATTTACAAAGCCAACGAGCCCTGCCATCTTTATCTGATTCCAGTCTCTTGATTGCAATCAGTCTGCCAAATCTTTTTCCAGTGGCGTCCTTGTATCTTGTCATGAAACGATATCAGTCGTTAAGGTATATAAGCGTAACTGCAATTATTGCAGTTACATCTTTACACCTTCCAATTGCTGCTGGTGAGCAGTTACAACTCGCTCAACCTATTACCGGAGTGCGGAAGTCGCACTCCGAATAACCTTTACGCGGGCTCCGCCGCGAACCGACCGCCGATATCCGAAGTCAGATACCAGCGAGGGTAATACGCAGCCCGAGACCGCGACCCGCAATACGCACCGCTAATCCAATAGCCGCCGGCGATCAGCTTGATATCCGCATCCCCCGCGGTGCCGCCATAATTATACAGCGACCCCTTTGCGCCCGGCAAATCATACCATCCCCATCCGGCTGTCACCGGGGATTTATAGCTCTGCTCATTTAACCACTGCCAACTCGCCCCGCAGCAGTCCTCGCAACCGATATTGCTGACCATCCTTCTACCTGCGGTATCTACGTGGCCTCCTGTCGTTCCTGGGTCAGTCGATCCGCTGATGTTAGTCTCTTCATTCGATCCCGCGGCGATCGATTGAAACTCATGATCTCGCAGAAGCCTACAGCCAATAGCAGAGAAATCAGCAACAAAATCCAGCCAGTTCCGCGTGTCAGAGATCGTACCGGCGTATGCTGACGCAGTGGAGCCGCCCGTGCCGGATGCAAGATAGATTGCGACCCAGATTTGGGGGCCGTTCAGAGAATCGAAAGCTGTCGCACCCGCCCACACCAGGCCCCGTATGAAGCCCGCACGTGGCCGGTGCTTGAGGTCCTGGATAGATCTCGGGAGAATATCTCCTGTCAAGTATCCTGTTAGTGAGTGGCCTGAGATTGTCCCGACCCCCGCGCAGAGGCAATGGAACGTCCCAACCTTGCGACTGTTCGCGGCTGTATATCCAGAAGGATATGTAGAATTTGCGCTTATCAGTATCACAGGAGCCAAACCTGATGTTGGCTGACATGCATATATGTAGAACTGCATCCCGGCCCGGTTCGCGGCTGTGGCATAGCTTGACACGTCCCAAGACGCAGATACATCCAGATCGATCTCTATCGGGGCCGTCAGGAAGTACGTTTGCGACCCGATGGTTACTGCCATCTGCAGAGGCGATGTCAGCGTCCTCCTATCGGCTGCCGTGGAGTTGCCTTTCGAATGCCATGCAGGCCCCTGAGAGGGGCTGCGTTCGTAATAGTCTGAAAAGATGCTCATGAATCTTAACCTCAGTTACAAGCCCACTACTTCAGTCATGGGTAGTTGACCCTACATCACACCACTTAATGGGGCATCCAGAGTGCCCCGCACGGAGAGGTCTCCGGTTATCTCGACATGGCCATCCAGCACAATTCTGGGCGATTTGAGTTTCATCTGGCCATCCGCAAAAATTTCCACTGATGCGTCAGCCACGCCGTTCCATAGATAGCAATGGCCGTCTGCGCCCAGGAATACCTCGGCCCGCCCCACTAGGCCAGTTGGATCTAGAGAGGACCTTAGGCGCACCGCACCGTCCTTGTAGCCTCTGACCAGGCACATCTTCTCGATGTTCACTAGGTCCCAGGCTATCTCTCCGTAATCGTCTGTATGGCTCGCATCATCCGGAGCGACTACGATCATCCTGGAGCCGTTGGCGACATTGGAAGCGCTCTTGACTTCGATTGTGCCCTTGGGTGCATGATTTATGTAGCCCCTCAGGACCCCTGCCACAGCTCCATGCAGGTGGAATGTACCGTCGTGGTCCCAATATTCCACTGATCCGCATTCATGGTGAAACTTCACCCTCTGGGGCTTATCCAGCTCCGTGGGGCTGATATCAGAGAATACCTTCCACCAAGTGCCGCTCTGCAGGTCATCCAGGCACGTGCAGGGTGCGAGCTTGTCGCAGAATGGCCTGGCGTGCCCGTAGGGGCAATCATGCATGGTGATATAGTCTCGGGTCTTTGGCCACCACTTGAAGCAGTCTGGGTGCTTGGGATATTGAAATGCCACATATGCTTTTGTATGTGCATCTAAGAGGGGCTGCTCCCACGGGGCCCTCTTATGGACGATCTCCTGGTGTTCCGAGGTGGCCTCGGACCTGCAGATGGGCTCCTGCTGGGCAGACGTGACTGACCCCAGCACGATACCCTCTGCCTCGGTCAGCCAATAAACTAAAACCATATCGCCGATCCTGGGTGTCCAGGGATCGCCCTGGAGGAGGCCATGATAGTGCTGCAGGCAATTTAGCCGGGCGCGTTTGATCGTGATTGCACCGCCGGCGTCGTCCAGTGGCACATCCACGAGTTGGACATCGACTACGTTAAAATTTACATCCCCCGCTCCGCCTTCAAAAGGATCGACATGCGGATAGACATTGAACACCTCACACCGATCCACCATACCCTTGCGGGAATCTTCGCGGCGGCTGCTATCGATGTTTCGGTCTCTGGTACTTACGACCATCAGATCCCCCCGATTACCGGCCATCCGTCGCTGTTTATTTTGTCGATGTTCTGTTTCAATGTCTGAGAGTACCCGGCCCGCGGGAATACCTCATAGTAGCCAGAGGCCCAGTAGGTCATGGCTTCCAGCTTGTTGCAGAACATGCCGTCCTCTGTCGTGGGGTTGTAGATCAGTGTCCAGGACCGATCATATTGGAGTGTTTTGTAATCTTTCTTGGTGGTGTCCTTTGCCTCTGCAGACAGAATGGCAACCTTATAGACATCCGCCGACAAGAGAAGGCGCGTAGTTGGTTTGGTCATGTCTCAACAATCCCGGGATGTGTAATTTTCGGATCAGAGTAGAAATTCGTGGCATCTCCCGCCAGCGGCACGCCAGCATCCCGGAAGTTTGTAGCCACGTCGAGCGTACACACGAAACCACCATCTGCAGATATATCTACCACTCGCTTTGTGACTATTCCCATTACATCGTCCATGCTTGCCTCCTCGGCCCCGTCGCACTGCACGGGCGGAATGCTGCCGTTCCAGGGTTGATACACCACTTTGCTGAGGAGACCGGGCGCTTTGCCGACCACCCTAATCGTCGGAATGTCCTTATACTGTCGGTACCATTGCAGCAGGTTATTGGCGATTTTTTGTGCACCCTCCTGCGTGACATTTGGCACATTAACCGCAGGTGCCCTCATGATGCCGTTGTCCTGGATATATACCCAGGCAGTAGCGAGATCATCGCGGACATCCGCGGAGGCATATACCTTGTTGTGCAGAAAAATCTCAGATCCCGGCTGACTGGGATCCGGGCCATACGAGCCGCCAAACACATCTACGTGGTTACAGTGGCCGACCATGTTTGCGGCACTGGAACCCCTTAAAAGCGTGCCTGTCAGGTCAGAAAATCCACGGACGTCTGAGGCCGCTATGAACCAGAACTCATCATTCTCATCAAAGAAATAGATGCTCTGGGCCTTCCAAGCAAGATCATACAAAACGACATCAAAATCTTCCTGTGCGGTGATTTCATATGTTTTATTCGGATTGTCATTATTATATGGGTAGATGTGCCGCGGTCCCGTGTATCCGAACATCGTCAAGACATCTTCGACTATCGGTTTAATGAGGGGCTGTTCCGCCCACGTATGAGGCTGCACGCGGGAAGTCATGCCTCCCTGCGTACATGATCCCTCAATTTTAAGATAAAGCTCATCACACTCTGCTTTTTGGATCTCTCCTACAAAGATGGTCACGATGTTTTGTGCCGTCTCTTCGCAGCCCCACTTGGTAGAGATCATTCGCAGACTTACTTTGGTTTTTGGCGCTATCACGAGCCCCGCGGCTTCTCGATCAAGTTGCTCAAGCGATTTTGGTGCAAACGCCCCGAAGAACATGCCGCCTGGGTTGGCCACCACCAGATCATATGTTCCTGGAGATTTTGAGCCGTTCGCGCTCTGTTCGCAATGGGCTGAAATGAGATACCGAGAGGCATCGACACCGCCGATCATGAGTTCCGGCATAATATGCATGGCTCAGACACTTCCCGAATTTGCTTCTATGAAAGAAAGCTCAACGCTGTGGAAGAAGTCCTTGCTGCCCTTCGGCTGTTTGATGATCTTCTTTTGCAGATACATGCAGAGGCCGTCAGGCTTAAGGAACGAGTATATACGCATTGGCCCGGCATCCATTTCTCTGACCTTTTGAAGCGTCTCGTTTATGCCGCCGTCCGTGCCCATCAGGGTGTCGAATTTTACCGTGCACCCCCACAGGCCGTCTGGAATGGTGCATTGGGTGAGTGGCTTCTGACCCACCGTCTTGTGAACTATGATCTCAAACTCTTGTGTCCACTCCATCTCGGGGTTGGGCTGGCTGAGATCGGGGTGGGAAAAGTCCTTGATACCAAGCTCGACGTCACCTATTTTGACATGGAATGCCCGGTCATGGAGAGTGACCTGGGATTTATAAATATCACTAAGGGCGATGAGAATCAACTCCTGGAAAAATATTTAAGCTAATGAATCCAAAGGGCTTGTATGTTACGGAATGTTCTGATTGTGCTATGCTTGCTGGTAGTTCAGGGATTGGTTTTGGGAAATAATACCATGTATCCGCCAATCAACGATACAACTCCTGGATTCAGTGCAAAACCTGGTGGATATGATGCAACCCAAGTTTCTGTTCCGCTTGGGCCGTATCACATCAGCTTCTCAACTCGGTTAGAGAACGTCACGTGTGAGGGAGAATATCGAAAATCGGACTTCAACAAATCAGCTGGCAGTGGAAAGGATTATCGTATCTGCACCTACGACCTCGGCACGTTGCGGGTACTACGCAACTCAACTGCGCAACGCGGTAATGTAGGATCTGCGTATCCCACAGCAGAACTCACTTTTACTATTTATCGCTATGTTGCGCCGTCCTCGTATCCTCCAGAGAATCCAGACCCAAATGGCTATTTGAGATTATCGACATTCTACGATTCACCTACACTGAGCCGTGATATCAGTGATCCGGAACAACTAATCATCGATGGGAAAAGGGGAACATTGATGTCGTTTTGGTATACTAACCACAACACAAATGTTGTCTATCCCAGTGAAAGTTATGATCGGGTCGGTGACAGCGATTATATTGCTGCATATCAACCAGGCGATAAAACCTTCGTTGTTTTGAAAACCTCTGGTGTCGGATATGACAGAGATGTCGCTCTAGTGTTGCAGACTCTTCACATCACCGAATAACTCATTCAGCCCTGATAGTATCCAACCTGCCGCCGCGTCAGGGCTTCTAACTGATTTCTAAGCTGGAAGATGATCTTATCGGCGGCCTGGTCACCTATTTTAGTGGTGAGGTTATCGATGTCGCTACTTTTCTCGATTCTGTCAATATGGACATCAATGTTTACACTGCCAACCGATATGGGTGCAGCTCCTCCTGCCATCGAGCCGCCTGATACCATCTCATTGATTCGTTCCAACGTCGTCTTACCGCCCGCGACCACCTGCGCCGGGTCCATCTCTTCGCCGCCGTGGCCTATCAGGCTCCCTGATGCTGTGATCGGGCCGCCTCGGTCCATCTTAGGATAGTTGTAATTATATGCAGCCTCCGCGTTAGCCTGTGATAAGGATGGGTTCTGCTTGATCTGGTCAGCTATCCAGGCCACCTTGTCAGGCCTATCTTTGGCAGCCGAGAACGGATTACCAGCACTGTTATATGTATATTCTGACTTCTCGCCGAGAGATAGTTTCCCCCATTCATCTTCTGTTAGCCCCTCGTCGCCCTTCCAATAACGTTTTGTATCCGCGGAAACCGCAGTCGCTGGCACACCAGCTGTTGTTAATCCGTTCGCTACCGCGCTCGCCGCAGCCCCTCCAGCATCTTTCGCGGCCTTGGCCGGATTTTTCATAACTTCGGTTAGGGCCTTGATCGCGCCCGTAAGCTCGTTTATGCCCGGAATGCCCTCGAAGAAGCCCCCTGGTGTATTCTCATACTTTTCCTTCAGTTTGTCGAGGTTCTCCAGTGTCGCTGCAGAGACACCGGATCCAGGACGGCCTGCCGGGACACTGCTCTTTGTAGTGTACCACTGTTGCTCATCCGCGTCCCAGGTCACGCCCGCCTTCTCGGCGGCCTTGTCGAGCTTCTCCTTTTCCTGGGACTTCGTGATACCAAGGCCGTCTCGCAGCCAGGTTTGCATGCCCGTGATGAGATTCAGCAGCCAGGTGAAGAAGTCAATTATTTTCTGCCAATACGTCAGGCCGGTTGCGAATGCCTTATTTAGCCATGCGCTATTCACCCAGATCTTCCTCATGAAGTCCACCATGAAGAGCGTGAGCTTGACCAGCATCCCGATCGGCGATGCCATGGCCACCGCCTCCAGGGCCATCTTGATGGCTCCGCCGGAGTTGCCCTTCATGAACTGGCTCCCTATGTCGGATACCAGCTTCTTGGCAGACTCCAGCTGGGCAAAAATGCCCTTGCCCAGGCTGCTATTGGAGAACACGGCCCAGGCCTTGGATACCACCCCGAACTTCTTTTCCAGCACATAGAGTATGGCTATGAGGCCCACGATCGCCATAATAGCAATGCCGAGCGGGTTCGCCGTCATGGCTGCATTCACAATCCATTGGGCAGCAGCCACTGCATAAGATGCCGCTGTCTGAGCATATTGAGCCACTGACAAGCCTTTCACAAGGCTTATCATGGTGATGAGCCCAGGCACAAGACTGCCCAGAACACCGAGCAGCACTATGCCGCCGGTCGCTGCCCCGGCCAACAAAGTGCCCCAGCCAATGATAGGCCCAATGCCCGGAATAGATCCTATGGCGTCCGACACGTCCAGGATGCAATTCAGCACTCGATTGAAAACCGGCAAAACGCTATTGCCTATCGCGTCGGTCGACGCCTCCAACCTCTTGGAGAGTATGACATCCTGGCGAGACTCCATCGCTTTTTTTAGCGCGGCATCGTCTGGCGCTTCTGAGGATAGGCGGGCTAACCTTGTCATCGGGGAGTTGTTTGAAAACCCGAGGCCGAACTTGTCATTGAAAAAGGTGGCATTATCGCCAGAAAGCTCGGGCGCAGATATTGCGGATGCGAGAGCGGCAGCGTCCGCAAAACCTTTGCTTTTCATCTCCTCTTGATTGGCAAACCAGTATTTTTCAATATCCTCAGTACCCTTTTGGGCCTGTTCCTGATTGAGCCCGGGATTCTTGCTGAGGATTGTCTGGAAGGTGCTCACCCGGGATTGCTTGCCAGTTGACCAATCGTCCTTTTGCGCGCCCGCGATCCACTTTTCCGCGCCCTCTTTGTCACTGAGCTTTATGCCCATCATGTGCGAGCTTAGAACGGAATTGATGTAGTTGCTTGTAGTTTTTGATTTCAAAGCAGCCAATGCTCCGAATCCCATAAGCGCCGCCGAGGCTCCGACAAGGGCCAATCGGTACTCTGCGATGGCCGAGGAGCTGCTCTTCAGCCAGCCGGTGAAGCCTGCGCCTCCACCCGTCAAGAAGCTTGAGATTGAGCCCTTGAAGGAATTCATGCCCTGACCCAGATAGCCGGATGTTCCCCAAAATTGGGCCAGAGTCTTTTGCTTCTGGAACTCCGCAGATGCTCCTCGCAGGCCGGTTACTGCTGCAGCACCGAACGTCTTGCTGACTTGCAGGGCGCTGCCCAGCAGCTTCTGGTATTCCGTCAGGGGCGCAATGGCCTTGGATGTGATAGAGTTGCCGAGTGTGGAAAGATCCCGCGTGGCTGCGCCAGCATTTCTCCTGGCGTCCGCCATGGCTCGCTGGGCATTATCAAGGCCAGCAGTGTTCAGGCTGAGATTGATTTTGTTTTTGCCGAGAAGAGCATCTCTTTGTTTACGGATCTCCAGGAGACGATTTCCAATATTATCTTCTACATTTAATTTTATGGTGACTTGCCGCTCGGTCACGAGAATCTAGCCTCCTGTTCGACTACTGCCTTGATTTCAGCTTCCAGAGCCGCCCGGAAGGGAGCCTGCTTCTTCTTGATCTCTTCCATCTCTCGGCGGATTTCACCGCCTGGCTTCATGGCACGCTGCAATTTTCCGTAATTCTTGGAATACTCGATATCAGCATCCATGTCTTCACTCCCGCCGTTGCCTCGCTTCACGGTGCCGTTGCCCGCTTTTATCATGGCGTCCTCCATACCAGCCATGCTCAGGAACATGATCTGGGCCGTGGTGAGCTGGTCAAATGGCCCCAGGCCCTGGGCTGTGCAGGCTATGCGGGACCAGACGGCGCCCTCTTGGCCGAGAAAAAATTTTCAATTTCCTGCCACGAGCTTGTGGATGCTCCTATGATAGCCATGCCGATCTGCAGCACAGAAAATCCACGCAGCTCCTCGACCAGAAGAGATGTATTGCATTCATCGCAGCCTTTGCCATGGCATGAACAATTGGGATCCGGTATTATTCCAGCCTTGGCTAGTTCTCCCAGGAAGAGCGTGAGCTTGGGCGACATTGCTCCAGATGCCTTCAATATCGTCTCCTGGGATGGTGCCGGCACCTTGAGGGCCTCTATCTCTTCAGCAGCGAGCAAACTCGATGCTTTCTTTAGCAGCTCCTCAGGTGGTTGGGCAGATCGGAGAGCTTCTATATCCTCCTCCGAGAATAGACTTAGCAGCTTCTTGGTCAGCTCCTGCGAGGGCTGGGCCGCCTGGAGGGCCTTAATCTCTTCATCAGTCAGGTTTTGGGAATAGAGTGCCGTGATAGCTTCCTCCAGGGTGTATCCTGCCCTTTCCTCGATCCTGGCCAGCGTCATATCGGAGAGAGCGTGAATGCGCACCACGACGCCCTCACCGTACTGGGGGAGGGGGACTTCAAGCTCGTATCCGATGCCCCTGAGGGTCTTCTTCCGTGTAATGTAATTTCCCATAATTTAGCTCCTTTTGAATAGGAGCCTGCCCGCCCAGTTTTGCACTGGTTGAAGTTCGAACGAACTTTCGGCCTGCGAGCAGGACGCCTACTTTTTAATAATTTCTAAATAAAAACAGAATGGGGCTTATGAGAAAGCCCGTCAAATTGATTTGATTATTGTTGCTTTTCTAATTTTTCTGCATGATCTATTAACCTGGTGATAATGTCATCATAACTTTCTCCCTTTGAGCCATGCTTTTTCAAGCGATCTCTTGTTTCTGTCTTCAACCTGACGTTGGTATAACCCATATGACGTAATATCATGCAATTGTATTTAAGCTTAATTCACTTGCATAAGTGTTAAATACAATTACGTCCTATTACGCTGTATGAAGGAAATTAAGCTAACTCAGGGCAAGGTCGCCCTGGTGGATGACGAAGATTTTGAGTATATCAATCAATGGAAATGGAGTTTGAAACGAGATCGAAAAACATCTTATGCGCATCGTGCGACGTGGCCTGATGGTTGGAAAGGTCGGTGTGTTAGCTATACACTCCATCGGGTGATTTTGGAGTTCAATGGTGTAGATTTAACGAATCGATTCGTCGATCATATCAACGGCAATGGGCTCGATAATCGCAAATCGAATCTAAGGCTGGCAAATGACCGGAATAGTAGCCAGAACCGAAGTAGACGGTCCAATGCAGAATCGCCCTATAAAGGAATGTGGCGAGATGGGAATAGGTGGCGTGCTGCTATCGGAGTTAACGGTAAACGGGTAAATCTCGGGACGTTCTCAACAGTCGAAGAAGCGGCAAAAGCATATAATGATGCTGCGATTGAATATTTTGGCGAATTTGCCCGGCTGAATAAAATTCCTGTGGATGGGTCCGAAAAAGAATAAGACCCATACCACATTTTGTCAAATTACTTCGGTATTTTGCGGCTGAATCCGAAATCGATACTTGTCACAATACTTCCCTTATCAGGAAAATCTCTTGTGAACTTGTCGACTTTCGCATCCAGCAAGGCCTCGATGAACCCAAGGACTGAGACCGTGCTCTCGTCGCCGAAGTTTGCGGCCTCCAGATGCTTGCCCGGAACCTCCCGGATAATCACGTCAAAGTACACCGCCCCGCCTTCATCCTCCTGGTCTGTCAGGGCGTTTGTCAGGGCCAACATCTCGTGCGTGGTCAGCGCTGGCGACCTATCTACCAGGAATGATGCAAATGTCAGGGTTCCTGTGTATTTGTGCTCGTGGCTGACCCTGGCATAAGGATCTCTCGTGCCGCTTCCATACATGTCCTCATTGGTGAACGTTTTGTCCCACTTGATGCTGCGGGCCTTGAAGTACATCCCGGCCACGTCTATCAAGACATCTAAAGTGGAAAGGGCATAAAGCGCCTTTCCCGGAGTGACCGCATACTCAGAATATGGGTGGTATCCTCTTGATGTCATTCTCTTTTACCTCCTAAGCCGCCACCGTGTCAGAATAATAACCCACTCCTAACCACGTGTACACTCTCTCTATGTGGCCGACTGGCTGAATCGTTAAGCTTATGTCGACCGCATTATGGTCGCTCGCATTCGGCGTGACGGAAATGTCGAAGGTATCCAGCACCGACTGGTTGGTGAGCTGGTCGAGCAGAATATAAATCGAGTCCTGCATCCTGCCGAGGTTCGTCAGGGTCCTTCGTTCATTCAGGAACTTCTTGATCACCTGGTCGACGAGGATTACAACTTCCGCGATCGTCCTGACATCCACAGTCCGCTTGAAGTTATCATCCGGATCAGTGGAGATGCCCACATAGGGATGGATGCCGGTTTCTTTGACCAGGACCTCGACCTGACCATAGGTGAACACCTCCCTCTGAGTTTCGGTGAACTGGAAGAGCAACCCATCCACGCCCTTAAAGCTATTGGAGTTCGTGGCGGGCGACGTGCCCAGCGCCAGGGCCGCCTCCTGGCCGGCTCTCGCGGCTGCCAGGTTCCTCTCGGTTGATGATAGGCCGTTGCCGATCAACGTCATGAAGAGGTTATCATAACCCTCGGCAAAGTCCGCCATCTCCTGGGCAGTCAGGATAGTCTGACCGGAGTCCACGAGAGAGACAAATCCCTGGCAAGGCATTTTACCGCACGCGCCCCGGCCATTGGCCATCTTGCGCAGGAACGCATCCATCAGGGGCACGATGTCCTTCTGGCCGAGTGTGACCTCGTTCTGAGTCACGAAGATTGAGCTGGGGAAGATCGTGTTGCCGAGGTCCGGATACTCATAGAGAGCATTAAAGGCTGCTTCCCAGTCATCTATGGTTATCTCATCGCCATCCGATCCACCGGCCATGTTGACCGCAACGACATCACCACCAATATCCAGGGTCCTCTCGGGCAGGTGGGTGGCACCCACGACAGGATCGAAGGTGGCAATCGAGGAGTTATACATCTGGGCCTGAATTTGTGTCAGACTCATGAGATTGTTGTAGGTGGTCGATGTCCCATCCTCATCTTCGACTTTGATCTTCCTGGACTTGTAGCTGTACCGGAACTCAAGCTGATCGGCCCCAGTCGGCCACTCACCAGTGGCGAATGATACTTTTCCTGTCGCCTTGTCGTACTTGGCCTCTCCTGGGTCCGGTGTGCCAGTGTAGACAACGGTTCTTTTGACACCGCCGACTTTGATGTAGTTGGTTGCTATCTCGACCAGATCATCATAGAGCAGACTGTAGGGAGTTGTGCCGCCGTTGCCTGTGGTGATCTCCGTTTTCCTACCATCCAGGTCCCCGTAGTCAATGGTGAACCTGGGTATCTGGCCCCAAGCACCCGGGCCCGATGCATTGAGCGTGGCCACATGGTTGCCTGGAGTCTGGCTGTCGTTCAGCTCCAGGAGGGCATTTGCATATCCCTCACCAAGTACGCGCACGCCGCCAATCACGCTGCAGCCCTGGTCTGCAGCAGTCTCCATGCCCTCCTTCAGAAGGCCGGAGTAATATGTCGCCCGGATCTGCGAAGGCTGCGAACCCATACAGAAGAAGGGCTCCATAGCCGGGCCACGAGCTGCGGTTCCTATGCCTATGCAGACACCGCGTCCCGCCAAGACCGTTACACGACCGATTGATTCGAGCGTGATAACGTGCCTCAGAAAGTTGTATTGATTTCCAAGAACGATTTCCGCCATTGTCACCCCTCACTCGTTTACATCAACTTCGACCGACATGCGTGTGGCTCGGGCCTTGTCGAGTCCGTTCTGTTTGACCATGAGCTGGTATTTTTCTTGCGTCAGGCCAGCCTTCTTCATGAGGTCCGGATCGCCGAGAAGATCGGCTATCCTCATCGAAATTTTCTTTTTGACCAAAAAGATCACCTTCAAAGGTTAGTTATTATCAACAACAGTAGCAGTAATTCCTACTGCCAATTCGCGTTCTGATACTGCAATTGCATCAAATAAAATATGAGATTCGGGTCGGAACGATGTCACACCGAGATCGGTATGTACTGTCTTGATGTATTCGGCATCCGATATATCTGAAATCTCAAACTCAAATTTGAGATCCACTTGCGCCCAATAGAGGTCTCTTCCGTTATCGAGTCTCTCGGGAGCCAGTGGTGCCGAGTTAAGGATGTCTACAAACCTCACCCCGTCGATCCTGAGCAGTAGATCCCGCCTAGTGGCCAGACACTTCCTGATGAATGCCTCCCAAATGCGAGAGAGTTCATCCTTGTCATTGGTTCTCAGGACCACGTTCATGGTGGCTCCGTGCCACTGCCCCCAGTAGTCGTCCAGGCCTCCA